ACTTTATTCAAAGCCGTGGGTGTAAGTTAGCTCGTAAAAAGAAAACAAGGATTACATAATGGATGAAGAAGAAAATTTAGAAGAACAGGTTGAACCTGTAGACGTGGCCGTTGAAGAGCCGACTGATGAACCAATGGAAGAAGAGGCTCCACCTCAAGAAGAAAACTTCTATAAAAATTTAGCAGAAGACATGGATGATTCTGTACTAACATCCATATCGTCTGACCTTATCTCTGAATTTAAAAAAGATAAAGAGTCTCGTGGAGATTGGGAGAAGTCTTATATTTCTGGATTAGACTTACTAGGTTTTAAATACTCAGAAGGAGGACAACCGTTCAAAGGTGCCAGTGGCGTGACACATCCTTTATTAGCCGAGTCTGTTACACAATTCCAAGCGCAAGCCTATAAAGAGTTACTTCCACCTGATGGACCAGTACGTACTCAAGTGGTTGGTGACATATCAAAAGAAAAAGAAGATCAAGCCACTCGTGTAAAAGAATTTATGAACTATATGCTTATGGACAAAATGGAAGAATATACTCCAGAGTTTGATCAATTATTATTTTATTTACCGTTAGCAGGAAGTGCGTTTAAGAAAATTTATTATGATGAAACTCGTGCCAGAGCCGTGAGTAAATTTGTCCCAGCCGAGGATCTAGTAGTACCGTATTATGCAAGTGATCTGATGGATTGTGAGCGAATTACACATGTCATTAAGATGACAGAAAATGATGTTTTAAAAAAACAAAAAGGTGGTTTTTATCGAGATGTAGAGTTGATGCCTACACAAGAAGAGAGTGAAGTTTCTGAAAAATATAATGAGATGGAAGGGATCACGAGCCAAGGACCACGGGACTATCAGTTTAATATTTTAGAAATGCATGTGGATTTAGATTTAGAAGAATATGAAGATCCAAATGCAGACAAAAATATAAAAGTTCCATATATTGTGACTATTGATGAAGGTTCACAAGAGGTTTTAAGTATTTATCGTAACTTTAAACCTGATGATGAGATGTTAAGTCGTAACGAATACTTCGTTCATTACAAGTTTTTACCGGGTTTAGGGTTTTATGGCTTTGGTTTAATACACATGATTGGTGGTTTGAGTAAAACTGCCACTTCTGCACTACGACAATTGCTTGATGCAGGTACTTTAAGTAACTTACCTGCTGGTTTTAAGTCAAGAGGTATACGTATTAGGGATGATGAGCAACCGTTTCAACCCGGTGAGTTCAGAGATGTTGATGCACCAGGTGGTAATATCAAAGATCAGTTTCAAATTTTGCCTTTTAAAGAGCCAAGTAACGTACTTTTTCAACTTTTAGGCTTTGTTGTGCAAGCAGGACAGCGTTTTGCGGCGATTGCTGACATGGCAGTTGGAAATGATGCACAAAATAGGGCCGTGGGAACAACAATTGCACTATTAGAACGTGGTTCTAGGGTCATGAGTGCAATTCACAAGCGTTGTTACTACTCAATGCGACAAGAATTTAGACTTTTAGCTAAAGTTTTTGGTACATATCTACCTCCGATCTATCCGTACTCTGTTTATGGGGGAAATAGACTGATAAAAATGGCAGATTTTAGTGATGAAGTGGATGTTATACCTGTTGCAGACCCAAATATTTTTTCAATGGCGCAAAGAGTGACATTAGCGCAAACACAATTACAAATTGCGCAAAGTGCGCCACAATTTCACAATATTAGAGAGGCTTATAGACGAGTTTATGAGTCATTAGGGACAAAACAGGTAGATAATTTGTTAAAACCAGAAAAACCACCGATTCCTAAAGATCCTGCGATTGAAAATGCAGAAGCACTACGTACAGAAGTACCTACAGCTTTTCCACAGCAGAACCATGATGCGCATATAATTTCACATGCAGCGTTTATTAAGACACGAATGGTACAAATTAATCCTGTGGTATATGCTTTACTACAAGCGCATATTTCAGAGCACATTTCTATGAAAGCAAGAGCACAAGTTGTAGCGATGATGGGTGAAGAACGCCCTGATCTGTTAGAATTACAAAAAACAGATCCAGCTTTATTTCAAGTTGAGTTTGATTCTATGGTTTCTTTGAGAGTCATGGCCTTGACACAAGAATTACAACAAGCAGAAGAGATGACGGAAAAAGGTGATCCCCTTGTTGAATTAAAACAAAGAGAACTTGATCTTCGTGCTATGGATATGCAAAGAAAATCAGGTGAGTTTATGACAGAAGAACAACGTAAAGCTGGTGAGTTTGAACAGCGTATTGATTTAGATAAAATGAAAAGAGAAGATTCTGAGGATGCATCAAAAGAAAGAATACGTATTGCAGATGAGAAACTTGGCTTGAATGCAGTAAAACTTGGTATACAGGATTTAAAAAATGAGTGAAGATAGACTAATAGAACCTAAACTAAAAAAAAGAAAAAGATATGACATAAATCCTTTCTTAAAAATTAAAAGGTCTGAGTATTCAAAGACAATTAAAACTGATAAAGGTTATACAAACGTGCCTTCAATGTATGAGGGTCAAGAATATGATGAAGATTTTTTAATTGAATTATACAAAGATAATAAAACAGATCCTGAAACAGGAAGAAGAGTTAAAACTTTTAAAACACCTGAAGAAGCAACAGTTGCTGCAAAACGTAGATCCAGTAGATTAAAAGAAGGCGGTATGAGTGGTTGCCCACACCGAGAAAACGGAGTCAAGAGTGATATTAAGGGAATCTCTGATATTCAAGTCAAAGGTAAAAAGTTTATAGGTGTTAGATAAGCTTGAAAAACTAATAAATATAATTATTGTTTTGTGTATTATAGAAATTATGATACATTCTGTGGAAGTAATAATTGACACAATACCTTATTTAAAATGATAATAAAAGGCGACTCTTCAGAATACCATTTACTTACTAAACACATAGGTAAGCTTAAAATAGATAAAGCTGTTTTAACTTGTGAGATTGGTTTAAGAGAAGGTTTGGGTTCAAAGATAATTATGGATTCAATCAGGGATAAAAACCCACCCTTCTACAAGCATGTTGCTGTTGATCCTTACAACAACTTATATTATCAACATTGTGATGATGAAGAACAAACCACTGCTGATTATACAGAAGACATGAAACAAAGAATTGTTTCTTATTTGTATCAAAACTATCAAGAGTTTGATTTTTATCATATGACAGATGAGTATTATTTTGAAACTATGGGTAAGGGTCATCAATTTTCTGTAGATGGGAATTGTATGATGTTTGGCTTGTATAAAGTAGCTCACCTTGATGGGCCACATACAACACATGCTGTTTTAGACGAGTTAAAGTTTTTTATCCCACGTATGGACGAGGAATCTATAATAATCATTGACGATTATAAACACATCAAGATGGGTATTGTGGATATGCTCCTAAAGACTTATAATTTTAATGTTGCTGAAGAAGGTGACAATAAAATTATTTATAAAAAGGAGTAGATATGCTTACAGCAATATTAGGTCCAGTAGCGAGTCTTGCTAAAACCTGGATTGAAGGAAAACAAAAAAAAGCTCAGCTTAAATCACAAGTAGAGTTAACAAAACTTGAAGCTACAAAAACTAAAATTGAACAGGATGGATCTTGGGAAGATAAAGCCATGTCAGCCGCAGACGGCTCGTGGAAAGACGAAGCTTGGACCCTAACTTTTATTTTTATAATTTTTGCATCCTTCGTACCTGCTTTTCAACCATATATGCAACAGGGTTTTTTATTTCTTAAAAACGATTGTCCTGATTGGATATCGTACGGAATTTTAGCCAGCATAGCTGGATCGTTTGGGTTGAAGAGTATTGCCAAGTTCAAAAAATAGATTAAAATATATTTAGTGGACTGCGGTCGTGAGGACAACCAGCACTTTAAATTTTAGGAGTTAATTATGTGGTCTAAACCTATAATTACAGAAATTTCTGTTGGTCTTGAGATTAACAGTTATGCCTGTGCTGAAAAATAAAGTGATGGGGACTGAGTCCCCACACTAAATTTGTGTATGGCTACCAAGATTGACAGAGTATTGTGGTTTACATTACAAATTTTATTTGGATTTTTGATAGGTTTGTTGTTGTTTTTAACTTTATATTTTATAGGAGATTATTATGTTACTAACTAAAAATTTTGTAAAATTTAATAACCTTTTGGTTAAAATACCTAATCAAACAAAACGTGTTTGGGATCTATCTGAAAATAGATGGGGTTACAAACTTGTCCGATATATTTAAAATAAAAGATTGTAGTGGTGAAAGATTTTCAAGAAAAAGACGTATACTAGATTATAAGTCACCAGTGGTATGTTATGGTAAAAAGATTTCAAAAAGTAGAAATAGTAATTGCAAAAAAGACAAAGAGAAGGTATAACAAAAAAGGACTTACACACAGAAAGAAACTTGGACCTAAGTCTCATTTAAGACATGCTTGATATAGATACCTTACAATCAATTCGCCACTATATAAGAAAAGAAATTCAAAAAACAAAAGACCATATTTGTTATGGTATAGACAAACTTGATCAACTACACTATGCTAAAGGCAAGCTCAACGGATTAGAATCGTTGCTTCAGGATCTTAAAGACCTGCAAAATAAGGAGAATAGTATAGATGACATTGATCAAACCTAATACTAAATTAGTCACACCTGAAAAAGATGTTGACGAACCCTTAGTTCCAAAGGGTGCAAAACAAGTGGAAGAATATCTAAAATTATTACCAAAGCCAGTAGGATATAGACTTTTAGTAAGGCCATATCAGCCAAAAGAAAAAACTAAAGGTGGTCTTTATCTGACGGAAAAAACTCTTGAAACACAACAGCTGACTACAGTAGTTGGTATGGTAGTGAAGATGGGTGACCTTTGTTATAAAGACAAAGAAAAATTTCCAACTGGACCGTGGTGTAAAGAGGGACAGTTTATTGTTTATGGACGGTATGCTGGCGCTCGATTTAAGACTAAATATGGTGAGCATCGTATTTTAAATGATGATGAAATCATAGGAACTATTAACAAACCCGAGGATATCCTCGCATTATTCTAAGGAGTAATTTATTATGAATGAAGAAAATAAAGTAGAGTTAGATACAGATGATGTTCAAGAGCAAAGCATTGATGTAGCACAAGAGCCTAAAGAGGAAAAGGTGGAACGCCCTGAAGTTGATTTAGGGTATACTGATCCTATAAAAAAAGAAACTAAAAGTGAGGTAATTCAAAAAGAAGAAGAGCCTAAAGAAGAAAATAAAGAAGATAATTTACAAGATTTATCTGATAATGTTCAAAAAAGAATTGATAAACTTACACGTAAATACAGGGAGGCTGAAAGAAGAGAAAGAGCGGCTCTTGATTTTGCTAAAGGTTTACAAAAAAAATATGAAACTACCGATCAAAAATTAGCAAATATTGATTCAAATTATTTTAAAGAATTTGAAGCTCGTGTAGATGCTCAAAGAGAACAAGTAAAAGGATTTCTAAAAACAGCTATAGAAAATAATGATACAGATAAAATCATGGAAGCAAATGATAAGCTTACACAATTAGCTGTAGAAAAAGAAAAAGCACGCATACATTCAGAACAAAAAAAAGAAAAAGAAGAACAAGCAAAAGCTGAAAAAATTGAACAAACTCAAACGTTACAACAACAGGCACCACAACAAACACAAGAACAAGCCAAACCTGCAAGTCCTCGTGCTCAAGAATGGGCAAAAGAAAATGAATGGTTTGGTAATGATAAAGTCATGACTAGCGCAGCCTTTGGTATACACCAAGATTTAGTAGAGCAAGGGTTTGACTCTGAGTCAGATGAATATTACAATGAGATAAACAAACTAATGAGGGATTATTTCCCAAATAAGTTTGCTAGTGAAAAGAAACCCGTTCAAACTGTTGCCTCTGCGGGGCGTAAACAGGAAGGACGCAGGACTGTGAAACTCACTCGTTCACAGGTGGCTATTGCCAAAAAATTAGGAGTGCCACTAGAAGAATACGCAAAGCACGTGAAAGGGTAAGAATATGAATGATATTAAAAGAACCACACGCAGTTCAAGTGAAAAACACGAAGTAAGAAGTAAACCTTGGACTCCTCCATCAAGTTTGGACGCACCTCCTGCACCTAAAGGATTTGTGCACAGATGGATAAGAACTGAACTCATGGGTCAAGAAGATACAGGTAATGTGTCTAAAAAGCTTAGAGAGGGATGGGAATTTGTGAGAGCCGAAGAAATTAAAAACACACTCGGTGATCATGATTATCCAGTGATACAAAAAGGGCAATATCAGGGGTTGATCGGGGTTGGTGGCCTTGTGTTGGCAAGGATACCTGAAGAAACAGTCGAGCAACGCAAGCAGTATTTTCAAAATAAAACTGCTGACCAAGTAAAAGCTGTTGATCAAGACATTCTTAGGGAACAACGACCAGAGATGCCTGTTAACATTAACAGACAATCTCGTGTAACTTTTGGTGGTGGTCGTAAGTCAGAATAATTTTTTGATAAAAGCCATCGCTGTAATATTAATGCTTATTTAAGGAGAATCTAAATGGCAAATGTAAGTGAAAAGTTTGGTCTTAGACCTTATAAATCTCTTAACGGTGCTCCATGGAATGGTGCTCAGAATAGGTATACTATTGCAGCCAACTACGGAACAGCAATCTTCCAAGGTGACTTGGTAGTCCCAACTGGAGCTGGTAACATTGAACGTTATGATGTTACTGCAAGTTCGGGAGCTGTAAAACCTATTGGTGTGTTTAATGGTGTATTTTACACTGACCCAACAACGAGCAAACCAACATTCAGTAATCATTATCCTGGTAGTGTAAACGCTAGTGATATTGTTGCTAATGTAATTGATGACCCAAATACATTGTTTTTAGTTGATTCAGATGATGCTTTTACAAGAGCAGGTCTGTTTATTGGTTATAAAACGACAAATGTAACTGGGAACACGGTAACTGGTATATCTAAAGTACAACTTGATACAAGTACAGCAGACTCAACGAATGCTATACCTCTTCAAGCTGTAGATATATGCCAAGATGTTAACAACGAGGACACAACGGCTGCTAACGCAAACATTGTTGTCCGTATTCAAAACCATTTTCTGAATCCGCCATCAGCGGCTGCAGATACTGGGGTATAAGGGAGATATAATATGGCTATTTCAAGATCACAACTGGTCAAAGAGCTAGAGCCTGGTTTAAATGCTCTCTTTGGCTTAGAATATAATCGTTACGAAAACGAACATGCAGAAATTTTTGTTTCAGAAGCATCTGATAGAGCTTTCGAAGAAGAAGTAATGCTAAGTGGTTTCGGTAGTGCTCCAGTTAAAGAAGAAGGTTCAGGGGTCGCATTTGATCAAGCAACCGAATCTTTTACTGCGAGATACACTCACGAAACAATCGCTATGGCTTTTGCTATTACTGAGGAAGCAATTGAAGATAATCTGTACGACAGATTAGCTGCAAGATACACAAGAGCATTGGCAAGATCAATGGCTAACACTAAGCAAGTAAAAGCTGCAAACGTACTTAATAATGCGTTTAATAGTAGCTTTGCTGGTGGTGACGGCGTTGAACTTTGTTCCACAGCTCATTCGTTAGCAACTGGTGGTACATTCGCAAATGAATTATCAACTGCTGCTGACTTATCTGAAACATCACTAGAGCAGTCTCTAATTGATATTGCTGCTTTCGTTGATGAAAGAGGACTTAAAATTGCAATGCAAGGTGTTAAACTGATTATTCCAAAAGAACTTCAGTTTACTGCTGAAAGAATTTTAAGATCACCTCAGAGAGTTGGTACTGCGGATAATGACATCAACGCTATGGCTTCTATGGGTATGATCCCACAAGGCTATAGAGTTAATCATTATCTAACAGATACTGATGCTTTCTTCATCATGACTGATGCTCCTAACGGAATGAAACAATTCGTTAGAGCGCCAATCAAAACTGCAATCGAAGGTGACTTTGATACTGGTAACGTCAGATTTAAAGCAAGAGAAAGATATTCTTTTGGTTTTTCTGATCCAAGAGGTATCTTTGGTTCACCTGGAGCTGCATAGTTTCAGTGGTGAAATAAATTAGAAGGGGGGACTTACGAGTCCCCCTTTTTTTTTGTATAATATAAAAACCAAGATAATATAAACTTGATATAGACTGACTTGGCAGACACCCTAGAGGACTATATCTTTTAACTAGGAAAAACTAATGGGTAATACAACTTTTTCAGGTCCAGTTCGTTCGGAAAATGGATTTAAAAATATAATTAAAAACAGTATTGGTACAGTAACAAATGATATGACTTTGTCTGTTTACTCTACTTCAATTACTATCGCAGCAACAGGAACTTCTCACAAAGAGGCTTCAATTGGTATTCCGTCAAACTTTATTCCAATGGGCGTAGCTGTTACTGTTACAAGTGCTGCTGCTAACGCAGTGAACTTAGTTGATATCGGTACAGATGCTGATACAGATGGTTTTGTTGATGGCATTACTGCGGCAATCAATAGCACAGGTTTCAAAGGCTTCTTTCCATGTAACGGCGTTCTTGGAATGTCAGGTGGTACAACAACTGCTGCTACAGAAACAGCAGACGAAGTTGAAGTTGTTATTTCTGGCACTGCTGGTGCTGGAGGTGTAATTGCATTAAAGTTTTTTGGTTTATCATCTGATTCACCAACTACATAATAGGAGATTAATATGAACTCTGATGTAGGTGCAAAAACATTAACAACAACAGGAACAGTGCAATCTGGCAGAACAAGATTATTGTCAATTTACTATGTTGGTCATGCTTCGGCAGGTACTCTTACATTCAAAGATGGAGGAGGAAGTGGTACACAAAAATTAGTTATTACAACACCAGCTAGTAGTGCAGCAGATCAATATCAAATTGATATACCTCTTGATGGTATTGTTTTTAAAACAGATATGCATTTAACAATTGCTAATGTTACTTCAGTGACTGTGTTTGTAACACCAGTTACAGCTGATACTGACAATGGATAATAGTTACTATGATGATCTAGACCTTTTTGGTTTAGCGAAAGGTGGAATGCCAGCTCGCAACAAAAAAAACTATAGGTCTACAAAATCGGGTGCGGGAATGACTAAAGCTGGGGTAAAAGCGTACAGACGTTTAAACCCCGGCTCTAAGTTGAAAACTGCTGTTACTGGTAAAGTTAAAAAAGGTAGTAAAGCAGCTAAACGAAGAAAGTCATATTGTTCTAGAAGCAAAGGGCAGATGAAAATGCATAATATTAATTGTCAAAAAACGCCAAACAAAAGAATTTGTCAGGCGAGAAGGAGATGGAAATGTTAAATAAAGTAAAAGAAAAAATAGAATTAATTAAAAACTTGTATATTGATAACAAAGATTATATAGTATTTGTATTATGCGTACTTTTGAGCCTTTGTTGGATTTTTTAATAACTTCTATATTATTTTCAGGATATATATTATTTTTAGCAATATGGGGATTATGGGCTGTTGTTTCACTACCTATAAATAAATGTTATGCAACTTACAGAAAATTTTTCATTAGCAGAACTGACCAAGTCTCAAATGGCAACACGCCTAGGCTTTAATAATAAACCAAGTCAGCAAGAGATATTATCTTTAAAAAAATTATGTGAAAACGTTTTACAACCTATTCGTAATCGTTTTGAAAAACCAGTAATTATATCTTCAGGTTTTAGATCAGCTCAACTCAATAAAGCTATTGGCTCATCGAGTAAATCGCAACATTGTAAAGGTGAGGCTGCTGATATTGAAATATATGGAGTTGATAACAAACAACTAGCTCAATGGATAAATAACAACACCAAATATGATCAGTTAATTTTAGAGTTTTATAAAGAGTCTGATCCACAAAGTGGATGGGTGCATGTATCGTATACTGATAAATGTAGAAAACAATTTTTAAAAGCTTACAGAGATACTGACGGAAAGACGAGGTATATACCATGGCAATAGGAAGATCACAAATGAAAAAACAAATAACAGATGGTCCACAAAAACGTAAGTTTGCGAAGACTAGAAATAAGAAAAGAAAGGTGTTAGTATAAGTTATGACAAAATTATGTGCTAGAGGCAAAGCTGCCGCAAAAAGAAAATTCAAGGTATACCCAAGTGCTTATGCAAATGCATATGCATCGAAAATCTGTGCAGGTAAAGTAAAAGATCCGAGCGGTGTAAAACGTAAAGATTTTAAAGGACCTAAACCAGTTAAAAAAGGGGCAATGATAAAAGCAAGTGAGGGTAAACAAATTAAAGATGATTACTCTTTTCTAGATGATTTAAAAGACCCAAATAGAAGACGTGAGGCAATGGCTGGTTATCGTGGTAGAAAAATTAGAAAACAGGAACAAAAAAGAGGGCCAGTGACTTACAAAAAAGGGAAAGATACTGAAGAAATTTTATCATATCCAAATCCTTTTATAGACGTTTTACAAATGGAAAATGTTTATGGTAAAGACAAAGGAAAAAAACGTCTTAAATTTGGTAAAACTGATGCAGAAAAAGCATCAGAAAGTAGATTTAAAAAGGCAGAGGGTGGCTTTAACAAAGTAGGTAATCACGAGGTTATGGGTTCACCAATCTCAGTAGATGTTGATGATGATAATTTAATGAACTCTTCAGCTCAGGCATACTACAAAGATTTATTAAAATAATGGCCAAGAGTGGTTTAAAAAAATGGTTTTCCGAAAAATGGGTTGACATCGGTTCTAAAAAGAAAGGTGGAGGTCATAAAGAATGTGGTCGTAAAAGTGCAAGTGGTTCCAAACGAAAATACCCTAAATGTGTACCTGCCTCAAAAGCGGCAAGAATGACTGAATCTGAAAAGAAAAGTGCAGTTGCAAGAAAAAGATCAAAGGCGCAAGGAGTTGGTGGTAAACCTACTAATGTTAAAACATTTGCAAGCAAGGGGATGTTGATACAAACCTATTATAACGATATACTGTGACTATGAAAAAAGAACTTAAAAATTCAAAAAAAGCTGATCTAAACAAAGACGGGCAACTATCTGGTTATGAAAAAAAAAGAGGTATGGCTATTGAAGAGGCTATGGGAGCAAACCTTGGTAAATTTATTAAAGAAAAAAAGGCAGAAAAAAATTTTAAAAAAGAACTTAAAAAAGGTAAGGTAGATATTAAAGGGGACAAAGGTGGTAAAAAATTAAGCACTTATGTTATGGAAAAAAGAAACGAACCAAAAATACCTGAATTTTTACAAAGACAAAAAAACGCACCTGTAACAGGATTATCCAAAAATAAGAACCTTGCAAAAGTTTTAGGTAAAACTATGGGTGTCATTGGAATTCTTACACCAAGTGAGTTAGGCTCAGCAGAATTAAAAGACATGGAGAAAAAAAAATACGGAGGCCCTGTGGGCGTGAAAATGGCAAAGGGTGGCTTTAAAAAGAAAACACCAATTTATTAGGATGAATTATGGATAAAAAAGACAAACTTTTTTTTAAAACAAGAGATAAATTAAAACTTGAGGGTGACGCAAGAGACGATCCACACTTAAAAGATGGAGTTGAATATTTAGAAAGACATTCAGGTAAAACATCCAAAGAAATAGACAAAATGTCTTATAAAAAATTTAAAAAATTAATAAGAAAAGTGTTAGACCCTAAAGCAGGTTTGAAAAAAAGTGTTATAGGCGCAGCCCTTGCACCAACAGTAGCAGGATCTGCTGAATTAATAGACATTAAGAAAAAAAAATTTGGTGGGTTAGCAATTAAAGGTGTTAAAGATCCAAATAAAATACACAGAAGTTAGGATGAATTATGGCCACATCAGAAACAACTTCATTTGATCTCAATATTGATGATATCATTCAAGAAGCATACGAACGTTGTGCTGCAAGAACCAACAGTGGGTATGATTTAAAATCGGCAAGACGAAGTTTAAATATTCTTTTTTCAGAGTGGGGAAACCGCGGGGTGCACCTTTGGAAGGTAGCAAACCAAGAACAGCTACTGACAGCAGGGACAGCGACCTACACAGCACCGACAAATGCGAACGACATACTGGAAGCGTACGTAAGTACAACTACGGGTCAATCCACCACTACCAACGATGTTTCGCTGACAAAGATCAGTAGGAGTGAATATGCCGCTTTACCAAATAAAGGGTCAAAGGGACAACCTAGTCAATACTACGTTGATCGTTTAACAACACCTACGATTACATTATATCAAACACCTGATGCTGTAACTTATACATATTTAAAGTATTATTATTTAAAAAGAATTGAAGATTCTGGAGCATATACAAATACAGCAGATGTTGTGTTTAGGTTTATACCTTGTATGGTAGCGGGTTTGGCGTATTACTTGTCTATGAAGTATAATCCACAAGTAGTGCAACAGAATAAACTGATATACGAAGATGAGCTTTCACGAGCGCTAAATGAAGACGGTCAAAGAACATCTGTATATATAACGCCACAAACATATTATCCACAGGGGTTTTAGATGAAAAATTTTAGAATGAGAAAAATGAAAAATGGAGGTTATTTAACTGGGTTAGAAAAATACCCAAGTCTTCAAACAACTATTCAAAATTACAGAGACAGACTGAAAGATGATCAAGATTTACTTCAGAAATTCGATAAAACTGCTCAATCTCAAATGCAAGCTACAGCAAACATGCCTACTGCTGAAAGATCAGCGTACATTGCAGATATTCAAAAACAGTATGCAAAACCATCAGATGAACAATTTGCTACAATTAAAGAAGACTTACAAAGTGACAAAAGAATTGGATTAACCTATAGATATCCTGTAGATACAGAATCTTATGGCCCTACTCAAGGATATTACAGAAATTTATCAAAAGAACTTAGTGAAAAACAAAAAGATATTGATGCTCTGAAGGTAACTGAAACTTCTACTAAAAAAGTACCTGTTTACAGTTATTATGAGGGACGTAGTGGTCCCCCAGGACTGGCAGGAAGTCAACCTGGTGTGGCTCGAACCACAACAGAAATACCAAAAGGTGCTACTTATAGACCAGCTTCACAGTCAGGGTTTATGTCAAATCCTGCTGGTTATGTTGGTTCAGATGGTACAAGTTACAGACAGCAAGGAACTAAAAATGTTACTGTATCAAATACTCGTACTGCAAAAGCAGGAGATCCTGAATATGATAAAGCGCAAAGGGAGTTAGCAAGACTTCAGAAAAGACACGATTACAGAAATGTCTATTCATCTAACCAAGGTAATCAGTTAACAGGTCAAAACATTTATTCAAGTTTAGGAATAACTTCTCCCTCACCTCAACAAACAAGTGGGCCACTTAATCGTCCACAAACAGCCTTTGCTTCATTTATAAAACCTAAAACTTTAAATAAAGGTGGTGAAATAAAAGGTAGAGGAAAAGCGATAAGAGGTTTTAAATTTGGAGGAATTAAATAGTGGGTTATGCAAGAGGCAAATATGCGCAGGCAATTTCAGATCGCTCTGGTATGGCTTTTCCATATAATGAAATGGTCAAAGAATGGAATGGTTCTTTTGTTCACAAGTCTGAATTTGAAGCAAAACATCCTCAGATAAGAAGAAAACATATTAAGGCAGATGCAATAGCTTTAGCAAACGCTAGACCAAGAACGCCAGATAATACTGGTGACTTTGTTTTATATATTACAAACGGATTACTTACAAATCCTGGTATGAGACCAGCTGATGGTCAAGGTATTTTAGGCACAGAACTTCAAAGCTACAATGCAACACTGTCACTTGGTAATGTAAGTATTGTAAATACAGAAACTATAACGACACTAACCACAACTGTTGCAAATGTAAGTGGCAGTAATTATTATTTTATTGATGGTGTTCAACAGAACACCTTATCCTTTACTAGAGGTCAAACTTATAAATTTGATCAATCGGCAGGCACAAATGATAATCACCCATTAAGACTTTCAACCACAAGCAATGGAACACATAGTGGTGGCTCACCATACACGACAGGAGTGACTACAAGTGGCGTTGCAGGTACGTCAGGAGCTTACAC